CTTCGGCTTTGATTAATTCCGGGGCGACTATCGTCTATATTTCGAAGTATCTCGGCCACTCTTCAACAAAGGAAACGCTCGACACTTACGCTCATTTTTTCCCGAATGAGTCGGACGTTGTGGCGGGTATAATTGACCGCATTTTATAAAAAGTGTATGTAAAAGTGTATGTAAAAAATAAAAACCCCTTTATTTAAGGGGCTTTTTTGTGTTTTTGGTAGCCTGTACGGGTTTTTCACGGTGCGGTTTGTTGCTGTTCGTTGTTGTCGAAAACGTGCTTATTTACTGCGTTTTTGACGTTTTCGTGTTTTTGAAATTTCGCGGTTTTTGTTAAAAAGTGTATGTAAAGTGTATGTAAAAACCCGCCTCTGTATGGAAGATATAGGAGCGAAAACCAGGCGGGCTTTTACGTTGAAGGAATTAAAATGAATGGAGACCCAGATTTTAGAGGTATTATGCGTCTTTGGTGGTGCTGGATCAAAAGGAGCAAAAACCTTTCTATTCTTATATAAACATTTCCCCCTGTGCTTTTCTACCCCTCTAACCTAAAAAAAAGGGGCTTTTTTAGCCCCTGTTTCTCTCTAATATGTCGACGCGCGTTTCCAGCCTTGCGAGCTGAAGTCCAAAGTTGTTATGCGTCTCGACTTTTTCTTCAATTTTAACGAGTTGCTCTTTCATAGTCTTGTCGCGTTCCTCAAGCAAAGCGGTCGTTTTGTTGGCCTGCATAATACTTGTAACAATGGAAGCGACGGCCGGAATTGACGCACCTATAAATGCAATGAGGACCGTGTTATCCATGACTTAACCCTCCCGTTTTTCGTAATATCCCGAAGTCTGTTTTATGAGCTGGTCGATACCTGTCGCACCAAGTCCGGAAGCCAGCCCCTCGAGGAATATCGCGAAGTTAAAGCCTGCGCTGGCCCAGAAGTTCAATAAAACTCCTAAAATGCCCGATACTAAAGGAATGTACTTTCTGTGCTCTTCCTTTATTAACGGTTTAATCATTAAAACAATTAAATAAACGCCCGCGCTAATTGCCGGGACTATATACTCTTTAAAGTCCATGTTGTACCCCCTTATAAAATCGTTAAAACGTGCGTGGTGCTGTCCTGAGTTACTACTGGAACGGAAGCCGTTCCGGTTATTTTAGCCCCGTTAACATAAGCAATATAACCGCTTAAAATCTGCGAGGCTCCGGCTGCGCTGCTGGCCTGCGTGGTATCAATTACCATGGAAGAGCCGGACTGCCCGAGTATGGTTACCCCGGACTTAATATTTCCCGCGACGATTTTCCGCTGTTCGGTGCTGGAAATGGAAACCGTTCCCCCGGAAGTATATCCCGCTGGAATGGAAACCGTTCCCGCCTTGGTTAAAATGGTCCCGCTGGTGCTTCCATTGTTAGCCATGGAGCCGTTAACAAGCCCGCTGGATCCGTACGCACTTTTACCTGTTAAAATGTGGCCCGTTTGTGCGGTTGCGTCTGAAACCTCATAAAAACAGACAAGCTCGTCGCTTCCTGCAAGTGTGGCCCTTACGAACGGCACGCTGTTATATGTTACGCCGTTGATTACTACCGATTTGCTCATGTATTACCTCCTAAACCTCGATAATTGTTAAATTGAATACATACATATAATAAGACGAACTTCTGCTTCTGGCCCTCACAACAATTACCTCGTCTTCTGTCAATGATACGTTCGATAAATGCACGTTTTGGCAGTTGGTATATGTCGAGTTAAATGTTGTGTTTGCTGAACCGTATGCAGTACCGTCAATATATAACTGCGAGCCGCTTGTCCCTGACGTGCTAGAACGATAACCGCACCAGTAAACGTCGTATTTCCCCGTTTTTGCAACGGTTAACGTCTGCCCGGTAACTGCTGTATATGTGTTAGCCCGTACTCGACCGACCCCGCTGGCGATTTGCACGTTTTTACTTGTTCCCCCTCCGAAAGAGGTTCCCCGGGTCCTTACGCCCCGCGCGGTATAAAAGTATTTACCCTGCGCCACGTCAGCAGCCGCCCGGGTTGTGTCTGAAACGTCATAAAATATCGCGGTTCCGGAAGTCTGAAGCGCGAGCTCTACGCCGGGCACGTTGTTATAATTCGCACCCATAAATTTAATATTTTTGCTCATATTATCGTAATATAACTCCCGTTCCACTCTATTCGCCCGTAATTGCTCGGGATCCGTTCGACTGTTATATTACCCGTGCACCTTTTGCCCTCTGTGTTCAAAATAACGGCCCCGTCGGTGGTCGCTGTTGCTGTGTACGGGCCAGCGTAGTCCTCAACGGTGGAAGATACGACCGGAGTCAACACTTCCATGTTTAAGGGGTTGCTGTTGCTTTCAACGGTTAGGCTGTAAACCTCCTGACTTTCTTTAACTGTTAAATTAACGGTCAAAGGTAACTGGATCACTCTAAAACCTCCGGAACTAAGTTTTCGCCGACGGTTACGCGAATTATATCGGTGCAAGCTCTCGCGCCGTTTGGATATGTCCAGTTTAATTGAATATCAATGGAGCCGGTCGTGAATTGTAAACTTTCAGCCTGTGAAAAGTAAACGTCGACCTGCTGGGCTGTGACTTCTATGTCTTCGCCGCTTTTGGTGAGGGTGTTCCCTCTCTGTTCGAAAGTCGCGTAAACGTTCCGGGCTTCCGTAAGGTCGACGGTCTGGTCGTCGATTTTTAACTGAAATGTTGGTGTCGTTCCTCTTATCATTTTTACGCCTCCGCTATTTCTATAATGCTCTTAAGTTTGCTTTTTGCTGTTGACAGTTCGGCCAGTTTTTCGGTTAAGGTGTCTGTGGCCTTTTTCCGGCTGTCCTGCGCGCTTTTTAGTTCTTTCGTGAGTTCTTCATTGCGCTTTTTTTCTGCCTTGTACAGGGCTTTAAAATCGGCCACCGGGAGGTCTTCCCCGTCCATGATAGCAGCATAAAATTTGTTGTTGTCTATCGTAGCAATTAAGGCCCAGTCGTAGCCGTCAGCCTGTGTCCAGCCGTACACGTTATATATCCCCGGTTTTGCATATTCCGGGTAACTCTCGAACTCTAAGCCCGGGCCTTTTCTCAGCCTGCGGGTATTGCTTTTAATGTCGCACTGTTCGACTTCTTCGTTTCTCTCGACTGGTTTCGGGTAGACGATTTGCGGGTACTGTTTAGCCCAGCTCGGCGAAATATATTCGGTATTAACTGATTTATCCCAGTATAAGAACGGGAACGGATCTATCGCGAGGCTTCTCATGGTGTTCCATGTGTAAGTCGTTGATATTGGCGTTTCCTGCGTAAGGTATAAGTGGAGGTGTGTCCCTCTTGAAATACCCGTGTTACCTCTGAGCGCGTTCCCTATCGGCTGGCCTCCGGCGATTTTTGTCCCGTTTGGCAAGTTGTTCAATGCGGTTAAATGAATATACCCGGTCCAGCGTTTCGTCGTTGTGTATTTATGCTCTAAAACTACGAAATAGCCGACCTCTGAGCTGTAACCTTTGTCAACGACCGTCCCGTCCTGCCATGCTAAAACGGGGCAGTGTTCGTTTTTGTACCACCCTATGTCAAGCCCGAGGTGTGTCTGTTTATCAAAAACTTTCATCACTCCGGCCGCGTCTGTTAATGGTACATAACCTATATCGCTTTTAATAATTGCCATGATTTCCTCCTTAGTTGAACAGTTCCGAAACGTCGTGAATTTCGGTTGTTCCTCCGGTTTTATGAATGATTATTTTCTGCCCCTCGTAAAGGTGCAAGTCTACGAAAACAGCGAAGCCTCCGGCTGGTGCTACGCCTCCGATAGCCGCGCCGACGTTTCCCTGCCCGTCGTCGTAAAGGTCCAAAGGGTACGCAGCGGAAGCAACGGAAACGACCGCGTTTGCGCTGCTTACTCGGTCCGTAACGGTTAAATTAAAGGTGACGTTCTGGTTATCAGCGAGGGAATAATGCGCCCCGTTTGTGGCTGTTCCTGATATGCTCCCGGAATATGTGCAAGCCGTCGAAGTTATCGCGTTTTGACTGTTAATGCTTGCATTTATTGACCCGCTGAAAGTTACGTAAACATAAAGCCCGGCCCCGTCTTCTGTGGTGCTCGAGCTCGTGGTTGTTCTGTACGCTGTGAGGTTTGCTGTTGGTGCTGTATATCCGTAAACGGTGATAGTTTTCGAAGCGGTGGTGCTTACAGCTCCACGCGAGTCTTTCGCGTATGCTGAAATAGTCAGCGTATAATCTGACGTGCTGGCTGGTAACGTGCCCGTGGTGGCCGTTCCTGACGTTGTGGTGCTGGTTGCGGTTGCCATGGATCCGTGCGAAGCCGTGAAGTAAGTCGTAGTCCCTGACGCTCCGGTTCCCGGTGAAACTTGGTATGTTCCTTTAACTGTGGAATAGCCCGCGACCGGTACCGTGATATTTGCGTTCGGGCTGGTGTTTACCCGTAAATTACCTAATAAAACAGTCGGTTTTATTGCTGTTGTGTCAACGGTTATGGTCGCGCTGCTGGACTTCGTTCCGATTAGGTTCGTATAACCCGAGTCGCTGTATGTGTTAACCGTTATCGTTAAGGACCCGCTGGCCCGCGTTGGTAAGGCATTTAATAAAGTTGTCCTGCCTATTGTGAACGTTTTAGTCTCGGCGTTTATTTCACCTTTGTCTGAGGTGTTCGTGGTGCTTCCCAGCGTCCACGTTACACGGTGCCAGAAGTCAGCCCGTGAAGTTATCGTGTAATTTATGGAACCACTCGGGAACGATATGGTTTCGTTGCTGACTGATACTTCGGAAGCTCTCGGAATAGCGTCGAGCGTCCACGATCCGCTTCCGGTTACGTTATATGAATATTGTCCGACTTGAAGTCTTGCGCTTATTGCCAGCGTTTTGCTTCCGTCGTTATTGTGAGCGACTACTTTCGAGCCGCTCCATATTGTCGAGCCGTCCCCGTATGAAGTGTTACGGTTTGAGGTTGTCGGCGTTCCGTCGACTGTTATTTCTACGTTGTAAACGGTTCTTTTATATCCCGGGCCGTCCGTGTTCGCGGTCAAAGTCCAGTTAATCGTTGAAGTGTTATTCTGTACGTTCTGGGTGGCGGTCCACGATAAAGTGGCGCTAAAGTTTACACTATATTCGTATATGTTGTTAGTCGTAAAATTTCCAGATAAAGCCATGCTTCACCTCCTACGTGTGACGGGTAAATGTTAAGTGCGAGCCGTTCTGCCTTGTAATTACTCGCCAGCGGTTCGCCTGCGTGTTCGGGTCGCCTATTGATACAGCGGAAGCCCCGAGCCCGTCGTCTGTGTTCAGCCATGCGAGCTTCTTGTCGTTGTTGTTATAAAACCCGAGCTCACTGTTTCCCAGCACGGCCGTTACGTCGTCGGTATTTCTGCCGATTTCTAGCCCTCTTTGAGTTGCGGAAATGTAAGTCTCTAAAGTGTTTATCTGTTCGCCTTGATCCGTGATAGTGCTCTGAACGTCTGAAATTGTCAGCGTGATATTATCGGCGGTTTGCTGTATGGTCGTTGAGAGCTGGTTTACTGTGCTTGAAAGCTCGCCCTTTGTCGCGTATGTATTAGTAACTGTATTCTGGAACCCCTCGAGGGTCTGCTGCGTCTGTGTGACTTTTGTCTCGGTGGTGTTTGCTAGTTCCTGAACGCTTGCGACGGTAGTCTGAACGCTGCCGATTTCGTCGTCTAGCGTCTGGGTTACTGATATTAACTTTTTGCCCTGAGTAACAAGTGTGTTAATGTCGCCCTGGGCTGTTGCGATAGTCTTCCGAATGTCGCTTTTTACGTCACCGATTTCGATTTCTTCGTATCTTTCGAGTAATACGTTCCACGTTGTTTTTATAACCTTAGCCGTGAAACTTACGTCTAGCGGTGAATAATAAACGTGAACGGTGTCGCATAAATAAATCGGTTCTGGAACTGTCAGCGCGTCCCTCAAGTCTACAAACGAAAGTTTAATATTTGTGTTTGGCGTGTTGTTGCTGGTCTTGGTGATATATTCAAGCCCGGCCCGGTTTAATTGTTCTAAACTTGGAGCGCTTTCGAACTGGTCGCTTAGGTCTAAAATAACGACGCGGTCCGTCGGAAAATCTACGCCGGATCTCTGAATATCACCGTAAAAAATGACGTTCCCCTCTTCGCTTGTATAAAGAGGTAAAACGCCGGTGATAAAATCGTCTATTGTCTTAACGTGGTCGAACGCTGTTATATTCTTTTTGTATCTTAAATAAGCCCCTCTGTCTTCGCCTCTGTGCATTAAAAATTTAATGTCGAAGTTATCGAAGAGGAACTCACCCGCGCCTCCTCCTGCGAACGTGTCCAGAAGTGAGCCCTGCGTTCCACCTAAGCAAGCACGGAGTGATTTCGGCGCGCTCTGGTTATAAGTGCTTGCTTCGTTGGTGAAGTCGCTCGTTACTGTGAACGGGTTATCATTTAACGCGCTTGAATTTAAGCCTGCGAGGGTTGCGGTTATTCCGTTAGCAATAAACGGCGGTATTATTACATAACTAGCCCTGTATGAAATATGATAAGCCGTTATCGTGATACGCTGGTTAATTGGCCTGCTTACGCTTGATATTTCGAACGCTTGGCGGCTGCCGTCGGCCACTTGTACCGCGATTATATTCCCGACTTTTATTTCGCTTGCGTATGGCGTAGAAGCCGGAACGGTAGCGTTTAAAATATACGCCCCGTTCCTCTCTTCTGATACGATACACGCCAGCGTGTCGGTCAGTCTTCCGATACCGTTCGTCGTGAAGTCTGTCGCTGTTGCTGAAAATAAAACCGGTACCATGTTTAATGCCTCCAGTTATTCGGGGTTATGGTTAAGGCCATGGAGCTCCCGACCTCGTTTGAACCGATTTTAATCTCTGGGAAGTCGTTCACTCTTACTTCGTTGTTCATATTTACTACCCCGTTGTAACACTGCATTGTCTGACAGTTAATCGTTACCGGGGCGCTTAACACTTCCATGACTTCCCCGTTTAGGTAAATCAAGCCCGTAGAGTTAACGGTTATAATCGGCTCGCCTTTGTAATTGCTGTTAAAAGTTGATCCGTGCAAACTAACCACTTCAAGCACAAACGGGTTATCGTTGCTGACTTGTAATATGTTTGTAGTTCCATTGTATGAGTATGCTTTCTCTATGTTGTTTAATTGGTTAATTAGGGTTGTGTCTGTGATTTCTGTGTTTGTTGGTGTAGATAAAACGCCATAGAAAGTAGGCTGATTTGCTTGTACCCACCGAGTTATGTCTGCTTGTGCAATGTCACAGAAGAATATTATCGTTGACGTTGAGTTGTAAAAACAGCCACTTGGTGCGTTATAGTTTACGTTATAAAGGAAATGACTTGAAAGCCCTACATTTGCTTCTGTGTATGATTTAAACTGTGACGTTACGGCATAACGATATGCTCCCGTTGTTGAAGTGCCTGAGCCTGTTGGTGCATAGTTTACGACTTGCTTTCCTATTTCCTTATGCACATACCACTTACCCCCATTTTTATAAATGTAGTCTTGGTATGTTCCTATTTTGTTTAGTTCAATAGGAGTTGTGCCGTATGGTGTGTAATGAACAGTTGGAGTATAAGTTATCATTGGCATTAATACGGCGTTATTAAATACTTGCCCTGCTGAGTTGATATAAACTCTTACTCTTGTGTATGTTTCACCATAATAAGTAGTATATTTTTGTTTTCTGTTTGTTTCTGTTCCTAGCGATAATGAAAGTACTGTTGTGTTTCCGTTATCAATTACAAAGGCTACGTTGTTATTTATTACGTTATTGAATAAACAAAGATAAAACTCACTACTTGGCAATACACCATTTACAGTGAATACTATTGACACCCCTCCTGTTGATGTGCCGTTTAAATATATCTTGCTTCCGTCACTTGAATACGTTACCCCATTGCTTGTGCCTGATGTTGCGTTAAACGTTGGCAATAAGTTCTCTACTGGTAAATATAAAGGGTAACTTTGCCGTGTGTATGGCTCGAAAGTTGCGTTTGCTCCCTCGAATATTCCAAAGTGTTCATAGTATAGTTTTCTGTTTCCGCTATGGTGATTATATAAAGAAATTGATTTTACACTCTTACCACTTGCCGTGTTGAAAGTCCAGTCATAAACTGTGCCAGTAGTCACCCCACTTGTTGATAAGAATATAAACTCATACGTCCCGTCTGTGTACGAAACTATGATATTTGCACCACTTCCCGTTGTGGTTGCGTTCTGCTCTCTGCCGATTACTGTGTATCGTGTATTAGGCTTGAAAGTGTCTAGTATAACTCCGTTTCTTATATCGTTGCTACTGGTAAATAATAAGCACTTGCCGTGTTCGTCCTCTGTCTTATAACAAGCATTTGAGTTTGCTACTTCCTTGACTAACTTGTCAGCCATAAACTCGCCACTGATTATATTTTTGCCTGATATTGCTACAACATTATCCCCACTAACACTATGAATAACTTGTGGGTTAGTTGGTGATATATGTGGTTCGTATGTTGTAGCAGTTGAGCCTTGTTCTAACTGTACGTATGCTGAAACATTGACACTGTCGCCCGTGTTTCCCGTGTTGAAATATATTCTTATTCCTACGGCTGAAGATAAAGTGAAAGTCGTGTGCCCGTTTGTTGCCCCTCTAAGTATTTCCCGTATTATTGCTGAGCCGTTATACACTTTTAAACCAATGCCCGTCAATGTGCCCGTGATACTCAATGTATAAGTACCCGCCCGCAATGTGAAATTGGTATTGTTTGTTAACCGGAAATTAGTTCCTGCCGTTGTTGTCCCACTACCCGTTATTTTACCCATATTGTCAGTAGTCCACGTAACGCCTTGATACGTGCCGTCTGCTTGATAATATGGACGTGGTATAAGGTTTTTCCCACTACTTCCCTCTTGAGTAGTATTACCATTAAGGGAAATATTAATAGGAGTTGGAACAGTAGAGAGAGACATTGTGGTGTCTGTGGTGGTGTCTGCTGTGGCTGTGGTGGTTATTGGTGTGTTGGTGGTGAGGTATCTTTCCGGAAGACAGTCGAACTGAATAGAAGCCTGCCCGTACTTGTAAAGCATGGAAGTTGTGAACTCTATGTCACTATTGAAGCACGCTTTTCTTATCTCGTCCGGGTGATATGTGTCGGTTAAATCGCAATAACCTTTTGACTCCAGCAGCCACTCCCTTATTTGCTGGGCTGTGGTTGTGAAGTTGTTAGTTATTGAGACGGTATAACGGACCGTGTAATTATTGAAGCCCCCGAGCTCTATCTGCAGGTCCCCGTTTCTTCCCGGGATCCGTGCTTTTTCTACCTTACGGCTGCCGGCTCCGAAAATGGAAACGCCGGAAACGATAAGCCCGAGCTGTGCGGTGCTCGTTCCGTTAAAAGTAAAATGGTTTATCATTTCCACGTCCTCCCCTCTGTTACGACCGCGAGCTGTAACTGGTTCATTACAGCCTGAGCGGTTGCTTCCGGGTTGTTTGCTTCGTTTATTACTATATTGTAAGTTGTCCCGGATCCTAACAAGTTTTTAAGTTTATTTTCGCCGATTATGATTTCGCGTCCGGCTTCGCCTCCGGCCATGAGCTGGCCGTTCTTATTCATTCCGAATATTGTCCGGCCGTCGAGTACCATTCCGTCGTAGCCCTTTAGATACCAGTCAATTCCTATACTCGGAATACTACCCTTTAAAAGGTCCCCTATACTCCAGCCCCTCGGTGAAATATACGGGTGCGGGAGTTTTATTTTTGGTAAGCTCCACTGCTGATTAAAAAAACCCTTTATATTGTCGACGGCGGTTTTTGCTGCTGTGACTATCTTCGAAATAATATCAATTAATACGCCTATGGCTTTTCCGATTTTGTCTAGCACGGTCCCTATTGTTTCACCGACTTTTACCCAGTCAACGGAAGAGGCCCATTTCACGAACGCTTCGGTGATTTTTGCCACTATCGGCATTAACGCCGTTGCGACTTGGTTCTTCGCGGTGTCCATGGTATTTTTTAATAACTGAATAGAGTCGTCAATGCTTCCCAAACTCTCGAGGGTTTCGCCACTTAAAACGTAACCTGTCTCGTGTGCCTGCTGTCTGAATTCTTCCAGCGCTTCGCTTCCTGCGTCAATGATCGGGTTTAATTCCTGCCCGGATTTTCCGAACAGGTTCATTGCGATAGCGTCGCGTTCGGTCTGGTTTTCTACTTCACCGAGTTTCCCTATTGCCTCGTCGAACACTTCGTTCGCGTCTCTGAGGGTTCCGTCTGTGTTGTATATGTCAACACCCAGCGTTTTAAATGCTTCGTATGCGGCCCCGGTGCCCTTTGTGGCGCTGTCCATGTTACGGGTTAGTTTTGTCAATGATCCGGTTATTGTTGAAACGTCGGTATCGACTAACTCGGCCATATATGCGTACTCTTGCAGCGCGTCGGTGCTTAGGCCGGTAACGCTTGACTGAACCATTAAATCGTCGGCAAGTGCGACGGTATCGCCGATTAAAGCGTCATAACTATTCTTTACGAACTGGGCCCCTTTACCGACTAACTCTAAACCCTGGTTAATTCCGGTTAGGATCCCGGCGAGGTTTATCTTCTGTGTTTTCTCGCCTGCTTCTTCTATCTGTGTTCCTAAGTTGTCGGCTGACCGTGCGGCGTTATCCTGCGCGCTGGTGAGCTGTTCCATTTCGGCCTGATAGTCGTCGAGCTTCTTCTGCGTTGCGACAATTTCACGCTGTAAGGCTTTCTGTTGTTCGGTTAACTCTTCACCCGGTCCCTTTGGAAGTTGTTCGAAGATTTTCTTTTCTTCTTCGATTTTCTTCTTCGTGAGCTCTATTGCGTCGGCGAGGTAGCCCTGCTTCTGTGTTATAAGTTCGACGTTCTTCGGGTCAAGTTTTAAAAGTTTATTAACGTCTTTTAGACTCTTGTCTACGCTTGAAAGCTCTTTACTAACTTTTTCAAACTCCGCCGTTACTTTTGACGTATCGGCTCCGAGTTCTATCGTTATCCCTCTTATTTTTTTGGTGGCCATTGTGTCCTCCTTTTAAAATGCGTCAAAGTCCGCTTGCGTTGCTTTTTCCTGATACTCGAGCGAGTCGTTGTCGCTCTCGATAAATAGGTCCTGAACCATGCCGTAAGTTAAATGCTCCATGTCGTCATAGTGGAGCCCCATTTGTAAGCAGCGCAATAAATATATAGCGGTGTTATATTCGCGGTTTAATTCTCTGTGTTTTTTTTTGGCGTGCTGGTGGTCTCTTTTGACTTGTTCCACATTCCGATAATTTCCGGCATAGCGCTGTAAATATCCTCAATGCCGAACTGGTCGAGCCAGTCGTCAATGCTTCCGACTTCCTCGCACTGTGAGGCCATTGTGTACGCCAGGCGCTCAATAAAACCAAAGTCGACGTGACTATCAAACTCGCCCGTTTTCTTGTCTAGGTGCGCCATAAACGCGCCCATTTCGACGATAAGGTCTTTATTGAATAACGCCCTGTATTTTCTCGGCGTGTTCGCCGTTGCTTTCATGTTTATAGTTTTATTTCCTATGCGGATCGCTTCTATCATGTTAGGTCTCCTTTCTAAAAAAATAAAGGGAGGGAAGCCCCTCCCCCTCTTATGACTGTGGAACGTAAACTGCTGAATTCCAGTTGCTATATTTGGTTGTACCCTCTTCGGCTTTTGCTTTTAACTTGCCGTCAGACAGTCTTCCGCCTGCGGTAATAGGGATAGCAATTTCGCCCGGTGAAATTGTGGTGTCTCTTGTCTGTGAACTGATTTCCGGCTTTCCTGCAATACAACGATATAAAACGTGTCTTGTTGCTTTGTCGTCGCCCTCAAACTGGAAGATTAAAGCAAACGGAACCGGTGTGTCGTTTACGTTTTCAATTAATGTGTTGTCGGTTGAGTTTTTGTTTTCACCTAAAACAGCAGCGCGGAAAGTGTCGTCCAGAGTTGCAAGTGTAAGAGTTCCCTCGTACCCGTTGTTAATGCTCTGGCGCCAGTAGCCCGCGTTATTATCTGCCGGAAAATTAACGTTTTCGTTCTGAGCTGGTAAACTGATAGCACGCGCACCGATTAAGCGGACGGGTGTCCGGTAAGACTCGGTGTACTGGCCGCTTGTTCCCAGCGTTTCGGTAACTACGGCGTAATAAACGTTAGTAATTCCGTAAAAAATCTTATTAGCCATTTATTATGACCTCCATTTCGTAAATGCTCTCATATAAGCGCTCGGAGTCGATATATGTCGTCTCTTTTGAATAAGGGAACGGAAGCAAAGCCTCCACGTCTTCCTCGAGTTCGAAGTCTTTCGTGTCGGTGTATAACTCAATACGTAAAACCTCGATTTTTACATGGTTTAAATTATCAGCGATAAAGTCGTCACGGTTCGGGTAATAATAAACGGCGTACGGTGCCTGAACGGTTTCGTCTTCTGAAAACTGATAATAAGCGGTTTGAATACCCAGCGTTTCGAAGCTCTGGATCATTCTCGCGACTTGTGTCAATGTCATAATTTCGATAATTCCTCCATTACTTTCTTTTCTAATAGGTCAGTGGCGAAGTCTTCCGCCATGTCTATATGATAATCGCCCGGAACTCTTCCGCCTTTTTTCAGCGCGTACCCGTCGTTTAATAAATGAGTAAGCCACGGCTTCGTTTTGTTGTAAACCGTCACGCTTATTCTTTTCCAGTCGTGCGTTGGTGGTGTCTGTGTCCACCCTTTGTAGTAGTGAACACCATTTCCCCCGCTTCGTGGCGAGTTGCTTCTTAATTCTTTCGAGGTCTCTTTTGCAACGTCTCGCAGCGAATTAAAAACAAGCTCTTCTACTTCCTCGCCGTATTCCTGCAATATTTCGTTTAATGGTTGCAGGGTTACGTCTTTTATTTTCATTCCCTTATAGCCCCGACTTTTTCTTCGGTGTATAACTCGAGTAATTCGTTTTTATCACGGTAAACGCGATAAATTGCGTAAACTTTCCCGTTATACAGAAGATATTTTTCCCCGTGAAAATCATATTCGAAAACCCTAAAACGAAGCGCTGGTTTATAACCTAATTGCGAAGCCTGCAGGAGCTCGTTCAACGTTACGCTTGTAACTTCCGCGTATGCCTGAGCGGTGACCCAGTCTTTCGAAAGCAAAGGCTTATAAACGCCGAGCGTGTCTTTTGCGTTTAGGTCCTGAATTAAGGTTATTACAACGCTTCTATCCATGGACCCACTCCGTGAAGCCTGTCGCCATGCTGAGCTGGGCTTTCTGTTCGTCGTAACTCCGTTTTAAACGGTCGTAATTTTCCGGGTTTCCGAAGTGGCATTTCACGAATGTTATGACGGCGAGGTCTGTTAATTTCTGCAGGGTTGAACTTGCCGGAGCGGTCACGCCTGCGAGCCCTAAGTCAAGCAGCGCGGTATCCATTAACATTTCTATCTCGTCGTCGAAGTCGTTCGTCATTATTCGCAGGGCTGTTTTAACGTTTTGTAGTGTCGGCATTATTATCACTCCTAACTTTTGCGAACGTGTCGAAAAACGCGCGGGTGATAATCTGGTGCCCTACGTGGCCGAGTGGAATTGACGGGTCGCACACGATTTTATACCCGCAGTCCCTAGCACGCCAGCAAAAGCTCAAGTCTTCACCGGTGCCCTGAATAGGTTCAAAAAATCTCTGGTGCTTCATGAATACGTCTATAAATACTTCGGTTTTCATGAGTACGCACCCGAACCCGCACCCGGCGACTTCAAACAAGCCCTCCGGGATCCGGTCGAACTCTTTCCAAGTACACCCGTTTTCCGTCATGTCTAGTTTTTCAAAAAGTACCGGGGTAAAAGGTTGGACTCGACGGAAATAAACGCCTGTTAATATGTCGAGGTTCTCTTTTTCCAGCGTGTCGTGCATTCTCTGTAAAACGTCCGGGTCGAATACCATGTCTGAGTCTAGCCAGAAAACAAAGTCCGCCCCCATTTCTATTGCTCTTTTTGTGAGCTCGTTCCTGCTTGAATAAACAAGCGAGCCGACGTTGAAAGAAATGGCTGTCTGTTCTACTTTTTGTAACATACTTAAAGACTGCGCGAACTGTGTTGGAACTGAGTCCATGGCTGGTATGGCGATTAGTGTCTTTTTCATATCTTTTGCCCCGGTTTAAAATTATGCTTCTTTCTTTAACTGAACGAAAGCGTTAGGTGCGACTACACCTAAAGCAACATACTGACGGCCTGTGATTTTTACGAGGTCCTGAGCTGCCAGTGTTAAATCGTCAAACTTAAAGATAATATCTTCGCCCTCTGGGAAGTTAGCCAGTGCGCCCTGACCGAAGTCACCAACGATAGCATAAGTCACGCCTGTTGTTGCTGCTGTAATTGCTGGCAGGCTGTTGTTAAATGCTACGGTTAAACCCTCGAACGGGTCGACTGGATATGAAGCGGCATACTGAGCGGTCTTGAAAGCGCCCCATGTAGCCTTATTCATAACGATAATAGGGTTCTGTGCTTCGTCGCTTAATAAAGCGATAGCCTTTGCGACTGTGTCAATGGCTGGGTCGTCCTGTAACTGTGCGACAGCGACGTTTGTTGTTGGTGTATTGGTTGAAGCGGTTCCGCAGGCCTTAATCTTAGCCAGCAGCTCGTCTGCTTCTTTCTTAACAATTCTATAAGCCAGCTCATCATATACGTAGTCCAGCAGGAATTCCCCGTCCAATGCGAGCCGTTCATCTGAGACTGAGATCCACTTCTTGCAGTTCTTAGCGATTAATTCAACGATACCGTGCTGTAATGTTTCTTCGCTAACAGCGGCTGCGCCCTCGTTGTGGAATACTGCGTCTGTGCCGGAAATTTCGAAACCGACCTTTAAATTGCCTTTAACATAAGACTTACCAACATAACGCATAATAGCGTCGTTTTCCCATGCGGTTCTGATTTTCTGTTCTACGTATTCAGGAACAGGAATATTGCCGCCACCGTTTTCAGTTAACAGAGCGCGAACTTCTTCGTCCTTTCCTGTCTTTAAATAGTTAGCATAAGCCACATTGTATTCGTGTGACTTTCTGATTTCTTCAAGTGTCATTGTCTTTCTAACCTCCTCTTTTTCGATAGTGTCAACGACAACAGCCGTGCGGTTTACTTCCTCAAGCTGTGCTTTTCTGTTTTCGACTTCCTGCATGATTTCAGCCTTACGGGTTTCGAGCTGTTCGACTTCATTTCTTACGTTTTCGATTTCCTCGTCGGTTACTTCGTCGCGTAAAATCATATCGTTAAGCTCGGAAGCTCTGGCTTCGACTTCCTGCATTGTCATGTCTTTAATTTCCATGAGTTTCCTCCTTATTAATCAGGTTGTTTAATCGCTTAATTAAGTCGTCTTTTCTCTCTTTTTCTTTTTCTTCACGCAGTCTCTCCGCTTTTTCCATTTCAATCACTCCGTTGAAATAATCTCGTGTCGAAATATCAAGCCTCGTATCAGGGTTCGCCGGGAAACTAACCCGTGATATGTCATATAATTTGGCTATGTTGTGAATTGTTCGCGTGTGGGTCTTGCTGTCGTAGCTGTCCCCACCGTCCGCAACTGAAAAAGCAAACGACATTTTAGGGTAGTTCCCGACTTCAATATCCCTGTAAACCTCTTTTGCTTTCTCTGTTTGACCTAAGTCAATACGATTAAATAAACCTATGTCGTCGACTGACAATTCGATTAAATTGTTAGACGTTCTCGCATAAACGGGTCCCTCGTGATCAATTCGGAAAACCACGTCGCTCATGTCTGTATTATCGAAAGCGTGTCTGTCGATAACTTCGCTATAATCAACACCGTCGTTTCTAAACAATACATAAGGTTTAAAAGTTGAAGCGTAGCCCTCTACGAAATAGCCCTCTTCTGTTTCTGACCTTTTGACAATGTTCAAGTCTGCGTTTCTGTAATATCTCTCTTTCATACTGCCTCCTCAAAATATCGCCAAGTATAACCTCGGTGTCTTTTGTATTTGCCTTTTAAAACGTCTTTTATTGAAGTACGACAATAGCCTTTTCCGTTTTTCCACCTTTTCCCTATTTCTTGCCTTGTTATTCCTATATAGTTTTTACCGTTTGGTACTGTGTGCTGGTATACAGTGTAGTTGGCCTCCGCTACTTCCTGTTTATTCATTTGTTTTAAGCTCCCTCCTGCTGTGTTTGCTCTTGTGCGGGTGTTTCCCCTAACTTGTCGGAAACGGCGTAATATTCGCCTCTTATAAAGGCCACGTCGCCCTCTTCGCTTGGAAGCGGCGGGTAGTTGAATAACTCTCTGATTTCGTTAATTGTTAACGCTCCACGGTCCCCTAATTGCTGGGCCATGTTTACCTTTTCGTTTATTGTCATGTATTGCAAACGAGACGGGTTAACGTAACAGTGGTTCCCGTATGCTCTCTCGTTATCGGTATAAACGGCGCGGCTCATGGCCTCCCGTAAAGCAATAGCGAACGGTTCAATTTCGGAATTAAAAAACGCGTCCTGTTCTTCGTTGTTTGCGGTTGACTGTATAATCTTTTCGCTAACTCCGAAATAATCGAACACGTTATTCTTGATTAATTCGCTTTGTTTTTCGTCTACGGTGAACGGTGAAACGTTGACCTGCTTTATGTCTTTATAGGAATACGGGAACAGCAAGAGTTCGCTGCGGTCGTCTTTGAGGTTGTACTCGTTGAACCTCTTTCGTTCGTTCCGTAAGTCCTCCGGGCTGGTGAAGTTGTCAACCTGCCGTATGAACTTAATAGTCGCGCTGTTCTTCACGGCTTCTTCGATAGCCTGATCCTGAATTGTTATGAGGTCGAGCGTCTGCTTTAAAACGCGGTTGCTTTCCCCGAATAGGTCGTGGCTGTACTGGTGCTTATTTAAAAACGCGCAGCGGTCAAACTCAATGGTTCCCGTCTGGCCGTTTACGAACTTGTAACGGACCCACATATTCCCCTTTTTGTCTTCTAACAAAGTGACCCTATCCGGTAATACCGGGAAGAACCCTATCGTCTGAAAATAATCGTCCTGAACCGGAACAATAAAAAGGTTGTTTGTACAGTCCAGAATTGTTGAACATCTCGCGAGGAATTGCGGCCATGTCTGCCACGGGTTCGGGTAGTATTTTAAGCGGTTTTTGAGCTGAGGCTGTGCGGGCCCCTGAAACTCGACTTTTAACTTTGAAATGTGGCGCGCTTTTGCTTCTACCGCGCTACGAATTAACGCGCTTTCGTATATGCTCCCTTGGTGAGTTTTAAAAACTGGCCTGTACCCGGTCAGCATTTTAAACTCTGTTTTTGCAATTTGTTCGTTCTTGACCGTTTCTTCCTCCGGGAACAGCCAGTCTAAAAGTCCCATTGTTTACCTCCTGTTCGTTAATCGTTGCCCGATTTGCGTCCACCATTTCTGCCTTACAGTCATGGCGCATAATAACCGGGCCACTCCGTCTATATGTACGTTGTTACGTAATTTAACAATTTTGCAGCGTTCTTTTTCTGCGCTGAATTTTAACGCTGTGTCTAAAAAATGTAATTTTAAAAGGTCGTTGTCGCCTATATGTAAACGGCCCGATTTAATCGTCCGTTGTAAGTCTGTAATGATCGGGCTGAGGTTGAAACCCTGCGCCACGTCGTCGCAATGAAAGCCGTAGTCCTGTAACTGTTTTGTTAAATATGTCGCGTTGTAGCGGTCATAGCCCACTTGTAACGGGTAAAGTCTGTATTTCTCGACTAACTCCTTACACCATATAAAACAGTCGTTATAATCGACGGCTATGTCCCCGGATCCTGCTAAAAGGCCGCGCTGGATATAAATCTTGTATGGAAGATTATCCCTGACGCTGGCTTCTTCTATCTTTTCGCCCGGTAGCCACATTTTGCTAAAAACGTATAAATGGCCGTCTTTCTCAATTACGCAGCACGCAGCGGTTAAGTCTGTCGTGCGTGATAAGTCTATTCCTAAAACGCAATAACTCCCTCGGAAGTCCTCAAGCCTTAACGGTGCCCCGGTGCACTGCATTATTTCGGTAGTTAATAACCACGCTTGACTCGAGTTCTGCTTTACATTGCAGTATTTAGTCATGAACTCGACCTTTTTCGAAAGCGACCGCTCCCGGATCCGTATTTCCTCGAGCATATAGTCAACGGAAACAGAAACCCCTAAGTTCGGGTTGGCTTTTCGTAGTTCGTTAATGTCGTTCCACTTCTGAACGTCGTCTATCATGTATAAGAACGGTGCGAGCCTGGTCTCTCTTGCGTCGCCGTTTATAACCGCGGTGCTTCTTCTGACTAACTCGTCATATATTGACTCGTCAGAATATCCGCTCGTTGTTATGCTCAATAAAAGCGGTTGTTTGCGGGAACCGAGCGCGGACTTTAAAACTTCGTACTGTTTAAGGCCCGCGTCGCCCTGCCACGAACTGACTTCGTCACAAACACATAGAGACGGGTTGAGTCCGTCGGACTTTTTGGCGTTAAATGCCAGCGCTTTTGCGGTCGTGTTTGTACTTTCGACGTATATGTCAGTTCGGCGTTTTTTAATAAGCTCGGAAAGCTCGGGCTCTTTTTTTATCATTTCATATAGCGCGTTATAGCATAGGTTCGCCTGCTCTAGCTTTGGAGCTACGAAGTAAATACGCGCGCCGTATTCACCGTCGAGAAACGTCATATAATTAGCAATAGCGCTCCGGAGTAATGTCTTGCCGTTTTTTCTTCCTACAATGAGGACGACTTCGCGGAACTGTCGCGTGTCGTTGCTGTCCATGATACCGAAGACGACCGAAACAAAAGCCTTTTGCCATAATTCAAGTTTTATGTGCTGCGGTGCCAGCCGCCCCTCGTGGTGGCGACAAAAACCCTCTATAAACTTTAAAGCTCGGTTTGCTTTCTTCCGGTTATAAAAAAAGGCTTTTTCTTCTAGCCCTTTGATTAAATATTCATACCATAAACGGATCCATTTCCCAGCGACTTCCGTCCCGTCCGTTATGGCCTGATAGTATTCAAAAATATAGTTATTCATTCTCTAGTTCATTAAGGAACTGTTCGAGCTTTGTGGTCTTGGCCCCGGTGTCTTCCTGACTTAGTGATTTAACGATATTTATCAGCGTTGCCACTGTGCCGTTTGCCCGCGTTGCCGTTTTGTTATATTCCGTTATTGCTGGGTTAGCGACTAAGTTCTGACGGCCTTTAACATACTCTTTCGTTACGGTTGCCCCGTATTCTTTTATAGCGTCCTCAAGGTCTTTTAATATTTTTCTCTGAACGACGTATCTTTCGAACGTTGTCCTGAAAAAGTAGTTTGTCTGAACCCCTTTTTCTTCCGCTTTTGCGAGAACTTCTTCCGCTTGTTCCTGTAATGATTTACTTTTTACCATGTTTTAAATTTCCTCCCCGGTTACTATTACGAACTCCGTCGCGTTTCGCCTTACTCTTGAATAAACAGTCTTACACTGTCCAAAATTTCGTAATTTGCCCTTAATCAGTTTTACTTAAGGAGCGCCCCGGTCTTCGTGGCCTCCTGCTACTCGTTTTCGACTGGGAGGGGTATCACCGCACCCGTTCGCTTGTCGACTCGATAGCGTTTAACGCCGTGGTGTTCTTCCTCGTGACACTTCTTGCAAAGAAGCTCGAGGTTCTGAAAGTTCAGAGCTATTGCTGGTATGTTTATATTGTCTTTGGTTAATCTTATTTTGTGGTGTACTTCTTCACCTGGTACCATTAAACCCTTAGCAAGACAACGTTCGCACATTCCTTTTGCTTTCTTCCAGTACGATAAACGGCAAGCCTGCCACGCTCTACTTTTGTAAAACTGTTTAATATTCGTGTACATATTAAAAGCGCCCTCTCATTGTGGCGCTCTTTTACATTGTTATTCTATCACGTAGTTTACTATACATTCACTACACATTTAACGGTAAATATCCGAAGTTCTTCTATTGAAGAAACCGTTCCATTGATCCATGTCTGCTGTGTAAATAATTCCGTCCTGCGTTTCTGCTGAATATCTCGCACCGTCTTTAAATACGACCGAAACGTTTCGAACGTTCACCTCTATGCTTCTAACCATTACCGGATTAAGAAGTACCTGTTCGCCCTCTACGGTATATATGAGTAAGAACTTCATACTTCGTACCACTGGAACGGAACGACTTCCTTTAACTTCCCGTGTTCCTTTTCTCTGTGAGCGATTTCTTCTTTGCTCATGCCCTTACATTCTTCGACGTAATTGTCCTCGAATATGTATCTTTTCCATGTCTTAACTTTCTTTTTTGCCATTGTCTTCCCTCCATATTTCGACTAGCGTTTTCATTGATATTCTGAATAATTGCTTGCGGTTATTAAGTAACCACTCCACCGGGATCCGGTCCACCTCTGGCCGTGTTACTATTGCGTTGTAAACATATCCCGGAACGTTCTGAAACTCTCGTACTTCGTTTAGAAGTTTGTCTTTATTTATCAGTGCCACGTTCAGCCCTCCAGTCTTCAAAAACTTCTGTCATTAAGTAATGAACCATAACTATAATTCCGAATATTGTGCAACATACTATAAGTATTGCAAACGCCCACAATATCACCGTTAAGGCACTACTCATTTTCTTTCTCCCAGTCTGATTCAATTTCACCCATTAATACTATTCCAATAAGAGAAGCCTTTTTTGTAAACCACATTCTTAACCACTCTATCGGAATTGCTTCTACCTCTGGTGCATTATCAATATGCCTACCACAGTAGAATTCTATTATTTCCTCAGTATCATTCAGCCCAATATCCGCTAAGTCTTTTCGAATCTTAAAGATTTTTTCTCTTAATTCTTCTTTATTTATCAATTTCATTTTCTTTCTCCCACTTTTCTTTATCTTCATACCATCTATTGAGTACCCATTGATATACTTCTGCACCATAGATTACATTATCAAGATGCCAATCTATTTTTTTCTTGAACCACTCTATTGGAATTGCCTCTACTGTTGGTGCGTTTTCTATTGTGCGTCCATCAACACAAATTCTGTCTAAACAAACACAATTTATTCTTAACTTATCTGCGTCAATTAGCCTCATTTTCTTTCTCCCAATCTTCTAACATATCAGCAATGCCTTTTATAAATCCTTCATACCAATCATCAAAAGTGAATTTTTTCCTAGCGTATTTTTCAATCCACTCAATAGGTATTGCTTTTACTGTTGGTTGCCCTTGCAATATCGCCACCACTCTTGACACTGCCTTTGTTGTAATATTTTCAGTGATATCGTTTTCTAGTTTATCTGCGTTAATTAGTCTCATTTTCTTTCTCCCAGTCTTCTAACATTTCCCTAACGTCATAATCAACATACCAATGTTCTGCAAGTTTTCTTTCTATCCACTCTATCGGAATTGCTTTTACTTCATAATCTGTTAACTCGATCCATGTAACATTTTGCAGGCTTTTGTTTTTGCTCTTATAGTCACTAACTACTTTGTCAATGTCTATTAACCTCATGCTTCATTAACTCCTTTTCTTCCTCTTCGGATAGTCTTCCGCTTATTATCAAACAGCTCACGACGATTACGAACACCATTCCGAATATAAAGCCTATTACTCCGGCGGCTAAAATCTTAACCATGGAACTTATTCCTCCGGTACTCGGTGAGCTCGTTCTGCTTCGTTAGGTAGCCATTTTTCTTTAGGTATTGCAGCGCCCTCTTAACGGTTGAGTCTGAACACTGGAACTCTTTCCATAGCGTCGGCCATTTCACCGGGCCGTTGGTGTAAATGTAACCCAGCAGCAAACTCTTAAACCCTCCGACTTCGCTGTAAAGTTTCGTCTCGACTTTTATCTTCATTTCTTCCTCCTTAATGCGTCAAGCTCTTCTTTTATTTTTGGTAAGTGATACCTCCAGACTGTTTGCTCTGAAAGATAATTTTTTTCTGCTGTTTTCTGCACCGCTTCCGTAACTGTTAGGCCGTCGATTACTATCGCGACATATAACTGAAACTCGAGCCCCTCCATTTTCCTTAATGCTGCCCGGATCCTTTTTAAAACCGTGTTTAACTCGGCTATTTGCCGCGCCAGCATTTCGAGCTCTTCGTCTAGCGACATTCCCGTTTGAGGGTTTATTCTTCCCACCAAGTCAAGGAATACGCTCATGCCGTCAATGCTCCAGTTTTTCCCGGATCCTATCTTTTCAAAGTTCGGGCTTCTTACACCTAAGTATTTAACGTAATATACCTCGCGGCGTTCCTGTAATAAGCGGTAGCGTTCCTCGCAAGTCCTTAACTCGAGAAGCGTGTTCGTATAATTTCGTATTGTCACATATACCCTTTCCCGCTCCTCATTCGTCTTCTAGTTTCATGAGCTCTAACAGTTCCACCCGGTCTCTCGTGCTCCTGAACATTCCTTTTAATTCCTCGTCGCTCGGGTATGGCTCCATGAGGCTTTTATAAATGCGTTTCTGCGCTTTTATATATTCCTGCGTTGAATTATCCCAGCTCTTCCGTAAAACCGCCCTGAACGCTTCTTTCTTCGTCTGGTGGCGTTCTGTGGTTCTTCCTATCTCTTTCCCGAAGTCGTCAAACATTATAGTCAAGTCGTACCGTTTCCCGTTTTGCTGATACATGACGATAAACGTTGACTCGTACCCGTTATAACTGACCCCGTAACTCTTAATTATTGCCCTTTTCATTTTCTTCAAACTCCTTAAAAGTTTTACACCCGCTTTTCTTGAACGCTTCCATATATCGGAGTCGTGCTTGATATATCTCTTCGGCTTTGTCCCCGAATAACTCCCGGTATATTGCCGCCATGTCGTTCCCCTTTTTTGGCTTCATGGTAAACGCTGGCCTGCGCTGCTTTTCGCTTCTTTCTATCGCTTGGAATAGTTTTTTCCAGTCCTGAGCTCTTCCTTTGTAACGGCTGTAAACGTCCTCGAAGTCGAAACTGTAACCGTTCTCTTTGTAAATCTTGAAAAGTTCGTCCTTTGTTTCCACTTCTTCCTCCTATACTAAATTATGATTAAACCTATAAACATACTTCTATTTAATATACATAGTAGTAATATATACATAGTCTATTCAATACTGACTACTTACATATACTATTCAATAAACATTTACTAAATATATACATAGTGTATTCAGCAAGCAAAGCAAGCATATAATACTTATATATTTGGTATTCTTTTGATTTTATTTATAAGAGCTTATTGCTCTTTTTTTAAGAAGTACCTCCGGTATATGCAAGGCCTGCCGTTAACTGTGGTTCTTTCGTCGCTGGTGATTACCGGCTTGCCCTCTTTTCTTAATTCGCGGATATACTCGGAAAGCCTCGTTATTTTGTAAAGGCTGAATGCTTCCATGCTTGTAATGCTTCCGTGTGTGAGCATGTGCTCGTAAACTGTCTGCTTCTGTGTCATTTATTCCTCCTTATAATTCCTTTTAAACTCTTTCATAAATTTATCGTGGCCGTGGATCCGTTCGAACGCTTCCTGACATTCGGCTTTTAACTTCCTCCAGTAGAGTTGCCCCTCGTGTGTGTTATGGACTCCGTGGTTCCCCGTGTGGTGGTCGTAACAAAGGTAAACCCAGCAGCCGTAGCGTTCGGACTTGTTCCTAAATGAACCCCGGTATATGTGGTGTCGGTGGAGGTTGAGCGTCGCCTTACACCTATAACAGCGGCGCTCGTTGTCTAGTAAACTCCTAGACATTGCCCTCCCCCTGGAGTACGTATTCTCTGATAAATCTGTTAGCATATTCTTTACTGATAAGGCTTCGCTCAGCTGTCGGGTTTGTGCCTCCGTCTTTCACTTTGGCGACTATTCGCTTTCTTTTGTGCACGACTTGAGGTTCAAAAATGAAGTTGTAGGCTGGCTCGCAATTTATAAACCAGTATTGCGTCGGTTTTTTGAAATAGTCGCCCATTTCTGAACGGTCGTTGTCTATCAGTTTCGCTTTTATAGGCCAGTATCGAACGAGATAATGCGCTGTTGAATAAGGGTTTTCAATAATCAGCTTTAACCCCCTGCGTAATGCTATTACTACGAGCTTCGATATATATATATATGTGTGGTGGAGGCTTTCGTGTAGTGCCATTACATATTCGAGCTTTTGCTCGTCTGTCCAGCCTGCAAACTGTTTTAATTCGCCCCTGAATGCCATTCCGATTTGATTTTCAAACCTTATACACGGAAAGAACGCCAGGATCGTGTCTTGTGTTGTTACTCCGTCGAATATAGACGGCTCGTTGTCGTAGCCTTTTTCTATCTCTCTGAATAGGTCGATTTGAACGTCAGTCTGTCCGTAGTCGTTTAATATGTCATAATCTATCGCTTTATATCCCAGCGTTTCGAATTGCTCTTTGAACGTTCCGGACTGTTCAAACATACAGTGAAATGTTTTAGCCATTCCATTCCCTCCGAAGTTGTTCACTTAATAATTTGATTTGTAACTTCTGGACGTTGATCCGTTCCAGCGTCGCCTTATATAACGCCTCTGTCATGATTTCCCGGGCTTTCGCTGCTGCGACTTGTTTGTCCCCTTTTGCGATAATTTGCAGGTTCGTTACTGGTCGCCCCTCCGCTTCTAGTTTCAGGACCTTTTCTGCGAGCATTGTTCTGTAATTGCTCTCGGCTTTTGCGTAGTCCCTCGCCATTTTCGGTAGCGCTCGAAGCGTCTGGTCCAGTTTCCGGCTTCGCTCTAGTATCTCGTTGTATAAGTCCATTAGAACGGCAGGTCCTCTTCCATGAAGTCTATATCGTCCAAAGTTAGGTTATTTTCCCCGAAGTCTTCGTTCTTTGGCTCTGTGGCGCGTTTCCGTGGCTCCTGCGCGGTTTTTGTGGCTTTCCCCTCTAGTTCTACGCGGTTGCATAAAATCTCGGTTACGTACTTTTTAACGCCGTTACTGTCGTAACTGTAAGCGTCAACGCTGCCCTCGACTCCGAGCTTGTCGCCCTTGTTGCAGTAGTTCACTATGAACTCGGCCGTTTTCCCGTATGCTACGCAATTTATGAACATTGCCGTCTTTTCCCCGTTGCTGTATTTATCAACGGCCAGTGAAAACCTGCATACTGTCGCACCGTTTCGGGTGCTCTGTCTTTCCGGCTGTCTTGTCAGTCTTCCGGTTAATATTGCGTTATTCATTAGAACGTTTCCTCCTGACTGTTCATGCCGTCGAGTAGTTTGGCTTTGCATTTTGTCAGCAATTTATCGAGCTGTTTCTCGTTCATTACGTGGTCGAGTTGATCCGGAACCGTGATTTTGTATTTCTTTTTTGTTTTGTCCCAGTCTTCCGGGTAGTTGGTGAAATATACGTCGAAAATGTGGCGGTAAGTCTTGAGCCCGATTTCCTCGTTCTCGTACTGGTTATTAATTGCGTTCTCTACTTCTTCCGCGCTCCGAATTGAAGTGTCTATTCCTATTCCGCACATAGCCAGCGCACGGCCCACGGCTGAGGTCTCGCAGTTTTCAATGTATGACGTTTTATTGATATAACTTGAGCTCTCTTTTTCGAAAGCGTGGCCCGTTCCTAACAGAACGCCCTTTTCGTCGATTATGTTTGCTTTCATTAGCACGACTCCGTTTTCGTTGCTCAAGATTTCCGTCTGAATTGATCCCTCCGGATATAACATTCTGAACGCCTTTATTCTCTGGTTAACTTCGACGTAGTTCTTCCCTTTTACGTCAATACTTTTCAGCGTTTCGTTCGCTTTTCTGATTTCCTCGTATGTCATTTTTATTCCTCCTGTATTTCCTCTAAAACTCTGATAACGTCTTCTTTACTCCAGTATGTTTGCTCTAAGCACCACGCCACTATTTCGGCTGCCGTCATGCCCTCGTCCAAACATTCGCCGACGGTTTCATATATTCCTTTTTTAACTTCCACGGCTGGCTCGTCGATATAATCGCCCGTTATCCAGTCATAGTCCGGATCCCGCCAGCGTCGCTCCCACTTGTCCATTAATGCCCCCGTAACTTGTAAGCCAGCGTGATAATAATCGCGGTAGTGAACGGATATAACAGCGTTGCTATTGCTATAACCGCTAAAATTTTGATAGTTAGTTTTTTGAATTGTTCTTTCATTTTTCTTCCTCCAGTCCTAACAGTTCGAACACTCTCTGACGCGGTGCTCTTGGTGTTTTGGTTTCTATCACATATCGGCCCTCCTGCTTTAATTCGTAGTTGACCCGGTTTATGATTTTTGCCGCTGCCCTTTTTGGTATTCCTAAGAGCTCCGCGAGTTCGTGCTTGTCAATTAGTAAGTTCATGTTGCTCCTTTTGCCGATTTGGCAAACTATAAGCCAAAAAAATAAGACACGGAAACGCCGTATAATTGCGCGAGCGTGTTAAACTTGTCGAGGCCCAGTCCTCCCGGATCCTTTTCCCAGTTGTAAATGGTCGCGCGGGTAGTCCCTAACTTTTCGGCCACGGCCGTCTGTGTAAGCCCGGCTTTTAGGCGCGCAATTTTCAAGTTAAAGCCTACGTCTTTTTTGTTGATTAGGTTTTCCATTTTTTACCTCCTTTACACCCGAGCCCTTGCGGGCTTTCGTCTTAATTCTCAAAGACTCGTCAGGGGTGTTTTATGCTCTTATTGAGTCCATGAACTCTTTGTTGCTGTCGCATATAACGACTCTTGAGATTAATTTGACGAGCTCGTCTTCTTGCTCTTTCTTGATAAAACCAAGTTTTCCCATTAAGTGTGCCAGTGTAAATGCGTCGCTTTTGAACTCTTCGCTCATTCTGTAATCGAAATCTTCGAGGCCTGCTTCTTTTTTCTGGTACCATGCGACGCGGTGTTCCTTTGCAATTCTAGTATAAACTTCGATTTCTTCCTGTATTGTGTTTCTGATTTCTTCTATTTTCATGTTGTTTTGCTCCTTTATCTGACTCCATTATAATTTGCCGATTTGGCAAAGTCAAACGTTTTTTGACATTTTGGCAAACTTTTTTTATAATGGTGGTGGAAGAGGGAGCGAAAATAATATGAAAAATTACTTCGGTTATAATTTAAAATTTTTGAGGAAGTCTTTTAATTTATCGCAGCAGCAGCTCGCGGAAATTGTCGGAAAAACTTTCACGGCTGTTTCGCGCTGGGAAGCGGGCCTGCGTGAGCCGTCTGATAAGATAGTCCAAAAGTACCGGGAACACTTCGGTGTTTCCCCTGCTGAGTTAATGTATAGGCCATTAGACGAACGGATCCCTGCGGAAGAACAGGGCGACCTCTGGCGCTTGCTGTCGCTTGTTGAAAAAATGGATCAGGCCCAGTTTGACCGCCTGCTGGCTTATGCTGAGGGGTTAGTTCATGCCAGTTTATAAAAGTAAAACGCCCACAAAAGACGGGCGCAAGTATTATTATTCGGTATCATGGACGGACGCTTTCGGAAATAAAAAACGTTATAATTCGAAGTTGTATAAGTTCCGTGACGAGTGCCAGCGCGCGGAGGCTTCCTATCGTCTGAGCATAAATAAAAGCGTTGCTTCCGCTTATACATTCGACGAGCTCCGGGAAGAATACATATCACGGAAAAGTAAAACGGTAAAGCCGACCACTGTTAACAATATAAGAAACTGTCTCGCGCACTCTCGCCTCGTTCTTGGTAAATTGAAAATATCACGCTTTAAAAATAAGGACTGGGAGCGGCTGCTGCGCCACTTGGAAGAGCTCCCGATTAAAAACCATAGGCGAAACCGTATAATCGAATATACAACGGCCGTTTGCAATTACGCCCGGAAAAAGCACGGGATATACACCCCCGTTCCTGAACGCTTCGAAAAATACAACGAAGCCCGGGACGTTCCTCTCGGTTATAAAATGGAGTTCTACACCCCGGAACAGTTCGCCCGGTTTATATCGGTTGTTGACGATTTAATGTATAAAACCCTTTTCACCCTGCTTTATGCGACGGGAATGCGTTCCGGTGAAGCGCTGGCCCTTACGTGGTCCGACGTGGATCTTCTGAGCGGTTATATTTCCATAACTAAAACCGTGAACACGAAGCTCGGCGGTAAGTTCGTTTTATTGCCTCCGAAAACTCGTTCAAGCGTGCGCACGATTAAGGCCCCTCAAAAGGTTTTAACGCTGCTTTCTGCCCTGCGTGATATACAAGCCGCCCCTGCTGAAAAACTCGCCCACGCGTTCGTTTTCGGCCTCGACAAGCCTATTCCGAATAGTACCATGCAAAAGCGAAAACATGAGTATTATGTAAAGGCCCGGCAATTAAACCCGGGGCTTCCGGAAATTAGGATCCACTCGTTCCGCCACTCCTGCGCTTCGGCTTTGATTAATTCCGGGGCGACTATCGTCTATATTTCGAAGTATCTCGGCCACTCTTCAACAAAGGAAACGCTCGACACTTACGCTCATTTTTTCCCGAATGAGTCGGACGTTGTGGCGGG